GCCCGCCCCTGCCGTTTCATGACCTCCACAAAACGTGCGTAGGGATTTCCTTGCGCCATTTTATGCCACCTCCAAAAACCGCAATCCCAGCGTCGTCTGATAGTCAGACCCTGTCCATGCATGCTCATCCGATATGATCGTAAAGCGCCCGCGGATCTTGGAATTTACCTTTTCCACCACGATCGCCCGTCCGGTCTGGTAGGCGGGATTGCCGCGCACAACCACCTTTCCGGAATCCTCGATCCCTTTCAGCAATTTACGCGCCTCCCCCGCCACATCCTTTTCATCCCCGGTCTGTTTATAAGCCTCACGGATGATGCCATACCCTGTGAGACCGTTGGAAACCTCCCCGATGGGCTGGTCAGACGCCCCAAGGATCACGACCTGATTTACCAGATTTTCGATGCTGCTCTTATACTGGGCATCCATGACCGCATCATCCCCGGTCACTGTCCCAGCAAGCTGTTCGCCATATTTCTCCACGCACACCGTCTGTCCCTGTATATACAAATGGGCATCCTTACCCTCATAAGCCGTCTGGATGACCTGCGCGATAGACTTTTCCCCTGTGCTGATCACTTCTACCTCGCCACCCGGGTCATACAGCGTCCCGCATGCTACACCGGCTTCTGCGCAGACTGCCGCCGTTACCGCCGCCGGGCTGCCCTTATATACGCCAAATGCCTTCCCGCGCAGATACCAGGCATAGTCATAAGCCATTGACTGCATTTTGATGTCATTCTCTGTACGCTCCTCCGTGAGTACGATCCCGTCAAACAGGATGATGCCATCCTCCAGGATCAGCCTGTCCCCTTTCCTGACGGATATGTTGTGGACGTTCGGATCCTGCGGCGCATACAGGTAACTGATCGTAACCTTGCGCGCCAGCTGGTTTTCGTCCCCTGACCAACTGATGCTTTCGATATATTTTGATACATTGCTCCCGTTTATGCTCACATTCAATCCGGTATCACCAGCCTTTCCCCGCCAGTCAGGTCATCTTCTGTCATGCCATTGGCTGCCGCGATCTCCTTCCAGCGGCTGCCGTCCCCATAATACCGGCACGCAAGGTTCCAGAGGGAGTCCCCCGCCTTTGCTATGACCGTCTTCGGGATACTCGCTTTTGTGTTACGTTCGCAGATCCCTGTTTCCGTGTAACGCTTAACCCAGCTTGCTACCGGCTGCGTGTTCAGGTCACGGTTCTCCACAAAGCTCCACGACACATAAATGTCCGTCTGACCTTCCTTGTATGTTTCAGTCGCGGAAGATACCGTAAACTGGGCATTGACGTCCGACCCCGATATGATGATGCGGATCGGACGCTTCCCGTTTTTCGCTTTCTTTACGGAGGATATGATCTGTTCCGGGTCAACCCCTTTATAAAACGGGCTGCTGCTGTCCGGTAAAAAGGTGGACAACGATATTTTTATCAGTCCACGGTTACCCGGCACATTAAACTCACCCACATTCAGTAGGTCGATCGTTTTATCTTTGCTGTCCTGTGTCACGCTGATCTCCTTGGGGTTGACGGGCAGTTCCCACCGCCCGTCATCCGTTTCCAGCATCACGCTCCTTGTCTTTCCCATCACTGGTTATCCTCCGCTTCCTCGATTTTCCGGATGATCTCCTCTGCCACCCGTTCAATATCCTGTTCGCTTCTGACCTCCATATGCTCCACGTTCACGTTAATGTTCCGGCTGCCGCCCTGAACCTGCTGCGTCACAGGGTTTGACAATATCTTACTGCCTCCAGGCAGGTTTACCAATTCCGGCCCGTGCTCGCCTACAGTGGTCCATCCGCCGGAAAAATATGACGTTCCTGTGGCATTCGTCGCCGGGGTTTCCTTGGACTTTCCGCCGCCAAATATGCCTCGCACCTTACTCACAGCACCGCTGACAGCCTTGACCGCCCCGCCGAATGCATCTGCAAGCCCCTGCACGATCGGGCCAACCACTGCCCATACCTGCTCGATCACGCCCTGGATATATGGAAATGCCCATCCGATCGCATCCGCAACCAGACCGACGCCCTCTACCACAAGCCCGAGGATCGGTTCTGCCACTGTCCAGATCGCCGAGATCTGCCCCGATATGATCGGCGCGACTGCCTCGAACACCTGCTGCAGGATCCCCGCCTTACTCCCGATGACGCCAAATATCTCAGCAATCTTGGAGCCAACCCCAGATACAACTTCTGATACGATTGGCATAACAGCAGCCACCACGCTGCCGATCCCCGCAAATGCTGCCGCAAGGGGCGGAATTACCGATGTGGCAACCTCCGAAATGGCAAGCACCACCGGTTCCAATGTCGGCAGGACTGCCATAAAAGAGTCCCTCAGGGATGCGATCGCTGGCTGTGCTGCCGCAAAAGCTCCCGAAAACATGCTGCCGATCCTGCCGACCACAGGGGCACAGGCAGATACCGCATTCGATATACCGCTCGCCATCACGCCAAACATGGGTCCTGCACGCTCGATCACGCCGCCCAGCGTCTCCGTGATTGCCGGCATGCGGTCGATCAGCCCCTGCATCGCATCCTGCACATACGGCAGTGCCTTCTCGCCAAGGCTGGTCAGCATCACACTTCCGGCGTTCTTTAGCTTCGACGCCATCGCGGACACCGAATTTGTCTGGATATTAAATGCCCGGTCCGTCGCCCCGGCCGCTTCCCCCATCGCCGCCGTTTTTTCTGCAAAGGCGTCTGCCTGCGCCCCCGTCAGCGCCAGCACCGCATTTTTGGATTCAATGCTGGAAAACAGGTTTGCAAAGGCAACCTCGTCCCCTTTGACGGATTCTTTCAGCTTCGTCAGGATCCCGCCCAGCCCTTCGCTTTCCAGCGCTGCTGCCCCGGATGTATAACCCATCTTTTTGAGGGCTTTTTCCATCTGGGAGGACGGGCTTAAAAATTCCTGCATCGTTGCCCGCAGCTGTGTCGTCACTTCCGCAGTGCCGCCGGTAACGCCGGTCAGCGTCGCCATCGCGCCAAACAGCTCTTCCTGACTGACCTTCATGGTCGCCGCCAGCGGGACTACCTGACCCATGCTGCTTGCCAGCTCCGGGAAACTTGTCTGCCCCAGTTTTACCGTCAAAAATGCCAGATCGGACGCCTTCTGCAACGCCGCTGCAGAGGTATCTCCATATCCTTTCGTGACCGCTGACAGCATGTTGACAGAATCTGTTGTCGTTGCATTCCCGGCCTTTGCCGCTTTGGCGGCGATCTCCAGCTGCTTTACGGACTCCGCAGATTCCCCGAATGCCGACACCACTTGATATAAGCCATCCGTAAGGTCTGACGTGGCTGCTCCGGTATCAATGGATACCTGTTTGAGTTGCTTCGACATCCCCTGCAGCTTGCCCTGCACATCCCCATCCAGTAGCGTGCCAACATTTTGCATCTGGCTCTGGAAGGACGCTGCCTGCGTCCCTGCCGCACCTGCCGCTATCGTAAAGGCACCAAGCGCCGCTGCCGTTCCGGTCAGCATGCCCTTACCCATGGCTTTCATCGCCTTCTGGCCGCCCTTTACGACCAGCTGCACCACTTTGGTCGATTTGATCTTATCCAGCTGGCTCTTTACCTTTTTGACCTTATCGACCGCATGCTCCGTCTTCGCCTGTATCTCAATGGTCTTTTTTGCCAGCGGCTGCAGCTTCTTTTTGACCCCTTCGATCGCCTTATAGGCTTCGGAGTTTTTGATCTTCAGCTCTTTTTCCCTGATCTTCTTTTTATCAAGCTTTTCAAGTTCTTTTTTTGTCTTCTCAACTTCGCCCCTGTAACCGCGTGTGGATTCCTTCGCCTGTTTCATGACGCCGGATACGTTATCCTTCACTGACAGGACAGCACCAAAAACCTCCTTCAATCAATCCACCTCATTTTCCGGGCAATAAAATAGAGAGCGCCTCCAAAAAGGCGTCCCTCATATCTTCCTTGCACTGCTCCCTGTTCAGTTCAGCGATCGCCTGCATGATGCCCTGCTCCATGCGGGGCATGGCAAAGATCTCTTCCGGCCGGTATCCCCTCTCCATCCAATATCCTGCAAGCCACATCTTACGGGACTGCTTTAAGAGTTTTTTATCTCCTCATCCTCCCGGATCACTTCAATCTTCGCATCCCCCGTCATTCCGGAAAGCTCCAGCACCTTGTTCACAATAAATGTGCGTTCTGACCCGGTAAACATTTCCGTGATCTTATAGTGCTGTTTCAACGTGCCTTCCTCCACAAGGATCTTCGCCGCATTCTGCAGTGTTGGGGAAGCCATGTAGATCGTATATTTGTCCACTTCAATGGATTCGTCGGAAAAATCCATACAATCCCTGATCTCTTCCTCTGTCAGTCCCCGGATCTCAACCTCCATGCCGACCGACTTGACCATAAGGCGCATAGTACGGAGCTTCTTGCGCTCCTCGATCCGCTCTGCCGCCTTCCGCGCAAATGCCTCAAATATTACATTCTTCTCTTTTTCCATGTTCTTTTCCTCCGTTACTGTTCACTGATCTCATCCAGCAGGACCATATCCGACGGGGTAAATGCAAAAGGGTACTCCTGCTTGACAACTGCACCCTTTTCCCATTCCAGACCAAATTCAGAAAACGCTACATTCCCAATCTGGTATCGCTCCGTCTGTCCCCCGGTCGCATCCGGGTCTTTCAGTTTTGTAATGATAGTCCCTCTCGGGTCTTTCCCTTTACTGATATCTCTACGTACATCCTCAAACCGGGTGAACGCCTTTACCAGCGTCAGGGTTCCTTCCCCTTTCTGACCTGTGATCTTTGTGTCCACATCCATCCCGATCTGTACGTCTTCCCTATTTACCGTTACTTTCGCGGCAATCTTGGTCGCTTCGGCGATTTTAAAGCCGTTGTACCAGATTTCTGCCCATGTGCCGCTCAACGTCTTATTGCCCTTTAATTCCTGCATGGCTCCTCCTACATATTCATCTTAAGGGTCAGGTCTTCCATCGCGTCTAAAAACCTGCACGCTCCTGTCAGGAAGAGATACGAGCCCGTATTTGCTTCCCGTATCTGAGTGTCGGTCATTTCCTCCGTGTCGATCCCCTGCCTTTTCAGGTACTCCCGGTTCGCCTCCAGGTCAACTTCAACAAAGTTATCCCCGGTCTCATCCAGCACGCTGCCCTCCATCTTTTTCAGGTAATCGTTGACCGCCCCGACAAACATCTGCTTGTTGTCATAGCTATTGACCACCTTGCCCACATATTCATCTTCAAACGTCGTGTAGATATCGTGGATAATCACATCCATCCCCTCCACGATCTTGATCTTTTTAAGGTCTTCCGGCCGTTCCTCCGTTATGCTGGTCAGACTTGTCACGCCTCGTCCCAGCTTATACTTTTCCCCGTCGAAGACGACTACCAGTTTGCCAGCGTCCACTTCTGCCCCCGCATCTGCAGGCAGCTTCGCGTCCACCACTTCCGGAAGCTCATAATAGGTGCAGCTCCTGTCAAGGGGCAGCCCTGCCAGGATCCCTGCGACCCTACAGCAATACTCTGCGCCCGTATAGGTCTGTACCTCATCCTGATTCTCCCACAGTGCAGTGACACCTGTAGTCGCAAAATTGACCACATGGGGATCGTCCGCAGCGCAGTCCGGCAGCACCGCCTTCGCTTTCTTCCCCTGCCTCCTTACCGCTTCCAGATACGCCTGCAACGCTTCCTTGTCCCCTGCCGTATATGCCGGGTACGCCAGATAATCAATGTTGAGCGGCAAGATTTCTTTCAAGGTGCCTGCAAGGTCCGGCGTCTCCTCATCCTTTAACAGCCGGACTGCCACCACGCGCTGGGGGCTTCCTTTAAACACCAGTTCAAGCGCCTTTAAACTCTCTTTTGTCCAGTCCTCCTGCACCACATCCCGCCACCGCCTGTACGGCGTCAGCATCTGGTTCTTTGTCGTGTCATCCAAAACCACCGCCACCATTCCGCGGCTGCCGCTCCGGATGGCGGTATCAGCCTTCCGCTGGAAGCTGATGATGATCTCCGGTAATCCCATCCCTGTTCCTCCAATCTACCTCTAATTTTGTTCCCACCGGCTCCGGTACCTCAAAGGGAACCGTGTCGGTAAATGCCATGGTCATCATATAATGCCCGATGTCGTCTGTGACTGCCATCTGGCTGCTGCAGGTAAACGCCCTGTCCCCGATCCTGAAAAACGGGCTAAAGATCCCGTCCAGCCGTTCCAGCATGGCATAGATCTTTTTATTTGACGTGTGCAGCTCCTCCATGTAGGAAATGTCCACAAGGATCTGCTTGTCCCGCCACATCCCGGCAGCCGCAGCCCCATAATTTAACGGCGTCAGCTGCACATGCAAAAGCGGGAAGCGTTTCGCCTGCGTCACATCCTCGCCCGTGATATTTTCCACGTCCGTCCCTTCCCGCAGCAGCCTTATGATACCGGCGCGGATCTCTTCCAGTGTCATGTCATCCTCCCATGCCCTTTTTCAGGACGTCTGCCATCTCCTGCAGGTCATCCGCCATGTAGGTGTCCCTATATGCCGCGATCCCCTGCTCCAGCATATGCCGCCCGTCCGTTTTTCCCACCGTCTTGCCGTGGGATACGATCCGGTGCCCGTTGTTTACCGCCTCTGCATAATCTGCATCATTTTCAAGGATGATCACCACATCATTCCCCTGCTTTTCTGCCGATGAACGCCAGCGCCGTCTCAGGTTGCCCGTTATGACTGGCGTTTTTCGCTTGACCTCCCGGACACATTTCTGTCCCATGCGCCCGGCAACGGTCAACACTTTCCCGGACTCCCATGCGTTCAACCCCCGGTCAAAGGCACGCTCCAGATCCTCCAGGCTCCTCATGCCAGCCCCTCTGTCTGGATGGGCGTCTCCCCGTGGGAGATATAAGCAAAGGTCCTACCGGTTACTCCCTGAACCGTCTGCCCCGCCTCCGTGACCACCACCGCAATGTCATTGTCCTCCAGCAGGATCCCCGGGGGCGTAAACAGCACAGCGCCCATCTGGCGCTCGCTGTGGAACTCCTGCCGGTCCGGCTTATTGTTCCCCGACTGGCTCAGGGCGCAGAGGACGTCTTTATAGACTACTTCCTCCAGTTCAACGCTTTCTTGCGTCTGCGGGTCCCTTCCCAGCCGCTTCCGTACCACCGTCAGCCTGTCGTGGTACGTTTTTTGCAGCAGATCTGCTTCCTTTTTTCCTCTCATCTTTGACCGCCTTCCCTGCTGTCTTAAATTTTAAATCTTCAAACCTCATATCCGCCTCCCTTACAGGACGCGCAGCCTGCGGAACTTACAGCAGATATCCCGCTCTTCCTGCGACATGTCATCCTGCGATATGGCCGTTCCATAGGTGATCTGGGTATCCCCCCGCTTGATCGCCGCCACGTTGTCGCCATTGTCCCGCTCAAAAGCACGCTCGACCATGTGACGCACCACATATTCCAACTGCCACGGGAATACGTCGCGGTTGCAGAACAACGTGACCGCCGTTACTGCATCCTCCAGCATCAGGCGCAGGACCGGGTCGTTTTCCTCCCCGGCCACACCGATCCTGAGCTTTACTTTTTTCAGCATTTCATCCCAGTCAATCGTTGCTGTCATCCTTTTCTGCCGTCTCCTTTGCTTTCCCCCTGTTAGAGCCTTTTCCGGATGCCTTTTTCTCCCCTGTCTGTACCTCTTCTGCAGGGGCAGCTTCCTCCTCCCCGGATTCTTCCGTCCCTTCCTGTGCTGTATGGGCAGCCTTCCGGATGGGGTCCTCAACAAATCCCTTTTCCTTCAGCTCTTCTGCCTCTGCCTCACTTGCTGCATAACGTACCATGTTCAGCCTTCTCATCCGCTTCTTCATCCTACTGCCTCCGCATTTACCAGACATCTTTCATACCTTGCCTTCGGCAGCCAAAGCTCATGGTACCGGCGGTATCCGATAAACCATGCGTCCGCTTTCTGGAAAGTATCCGGGTCAAATATCTTCATCTTGTCCTGCTTTGTCACTGCGATCGGCGCATTCTGGGGCGTAATGATCCAGTTGATGTTCTTTGCGGCTTCATCCGGCGCAAAGCCCCCGTTTTCCTCCCCGCCGCTCTTACCATCGCGGAATACATAAGCAGTCTTCATCCGGGCAGAGGGCACCGGTCTGAGATAGCAGTTGTCAATCTGGTTCAGGTTCGTCTGGATTTTCCCTGCCGTAAACTGTGCTGCATTGACCACCTTCTGGTACTTCGCATTTTTTTCCAGTCTCGACTTAACCGCCTGACGGATGGAAATGACCAGTGGAATCTCCTCGCCGATCACATCCCTTACCTTTGCGATA